GTGGGCGATTTTATTCACTCCCTGGCCCACAGCAGATCAATTATTCAGTCCATACAGCCAGCAATCAGAGAACCTTGCTGGAAACAACGATTTTAGGAGGCCACGTTGATGCAATTCGAGGATTTCTGCATGAGGGCCAGGTTATTGAGGACAGTTGAAGGACGAGCCCATTTCGTTTGTTTGATCAACGGGATGTATTCAGTCCGTCAAAATCCTCCCAACTGGGACTGCATCAAATACACGGCTACAGCACCTCAACAACACCCTTCCGAATCATGAGCAACAAAATTAGTTTTCACGGTGGTTTCGGCGTTCATGCCCCCAGAGCAAAATTCACCGAGGATCAGGTAAAAGACATCCGTGAGCGCCACATTGACGGCGAGAAAGTCCAGGTGATTGCGGATCACTTCAACGTAAATCAATCCACGATTTACAACATCATTGCTGGAAGGACTTATCCCGACAAAACCTATTCAGCACTCGGCCGCAATTTTCAACGGATGCGGGAGGAGTGGACCAAGAAAAATGCCTCGGTTTCTCAGGCCGAGGCTTAGTGAACCACCCGATTCTCAGGCCGGGGGTTTCTCTCGCCACCACTGCTGATGATCAACAAACCATCGGCAGGCAGTGGGAGCGGAATCCCGATCAAAGGTTCCACTCGCCTGGAACTATAGCACTTGCCTAACCAAATGAGGTTATGGGCACGACCAATTCAAAGGAGCACTTTCACCAATGATGGGCAAGTACGAGGGGCCGCATTCCGCGGCTAACCACGAAAACAGGACTCCAAGCGACGACCAGCATTTCGGCGCGATGAGCACGGAGCTGTGTCGTGTGCTTTTGGGAGGTAAGACCGGAGCACGTCTGACATCTAGGCAACGTAGACGTGCAGGAAAGCGCAACAGCAAATCCGCTGCGGTGCCTGCGTTTATCAGTCTCAAGTAACCAGCTGGCAGGACATGAGAGCAAAACACGGACTCTCAGAACACTGCCCTGTGATGCACGCCACTACTCGGGCCGGGTGGTGGGGACTACCTAAGAGAGCTGTGGTCGCAGCTCAACCGGGGCGTGCCTCTCACTAGGAAATGGGTTCCCGTCGAGGACAACAGGTGGTTCCAGGGATTGATACACCTAGTCGGCCTGTTGTAAGTGTTCAGTCTGTAAGTCCAGCCATTTTTCCACATTGCTTTTTCAAAAATGCAGTTCAAACCAAATCGATCTTTCCGTCCAATAGGTAGGGCTTACACGACCTATCTACGGAATACCGGACAACTTGAGGAGCCAAAAGTAGTTAAAACCGAAGTTGTCGAAGAGTCAAGAGAATCCCGCCGCCTTAGAGTTATTCAGAGGCGTAATTTTTGGAACAATGTTTTTAATTGGGAATGATGAGGCAAAAGCGAGCACTGAAGTTTGGCTTATTGAAAGACTGCTCTATCACATGGACAGACTCCAAGGAGATGAGGCTCAGGCGCTTGCCGACGAGTGGGGTTTTGATTGGCCTCATAGTGAGGATTGCGAAGCCGAAGACATCAACGAAGGCTAGTTAAATTTAGTATCTGCGCGATTTATGAATGTATCCACCTGCATTGATGGTGAAAACCATCCAACCTTTCACTGAGCTGATTCCATTCAAAGCGTTGAGTGACCGCGATATGGATGAAGCAAACGCGAGATTTCTTGCTAACGGAGAGCCATACAGGATCATCAGATTGGCTGAAGAAATGGCTGCCTGAGATACGGTTAGATGGAAACAGGAGTGAGCAGCATGTGGAGTACATCACTGAGTCTTCCGTACCACTGGTTGTGCTGCCTCCTGGTTTTCGGCACCCACTCGCTGAGCAATTCGAGGAGATAGACGAGGACGGCGACCTCGTGCGTTCCTATAACGAGTGGGGGCTAGCCTCAGTGCTGGCCTACGCTTATAGCCGTCGAGTCGAGCGAAAAGCAGACTATTCGACGATGGAGATGATCATTGGTGAATGCCTTGAGCAGTCACGCCACACGACGACTGAGAACAAAGAACTGTTTCGTGCGATAAAAAGGTGTATCAAGGCTGGGGATGAAACTCAAGCCATGGGTTTATCAAAAGTATTGATCTCAAAAATTGGCTTAGCTCTGGCTGAACAGCATGAGCATCTAGAATCTATGGATGACGATGAGGAAGATTGAGCCCTCGCTTAATGATCAGCTGCGCTATACACAATTTGTTAGGGGCATCGAAAAACTAGATCATTCAGAGCTAAAAGAGGTCACGCTTGAGCTGGCCAAACTTGCTCTATTGATGCAGCCAGCCGCCTTGCGATGGGCAGCACATGAAGCCGCAACAAATTTAGGAGGTTTGTATGGATCGCCCTGACGGATTAAACGAGCGTCAGATCCTTGCTGCACAGGCACTTGCGAGTGGTTGTTCATGGAAAGATGCCTCCCGTCGAGCCAAGTGTTCAATGGAAGCAATCCGTGGGTGGCGAAAGCGGACGGACTTCAACGATGCGGTGTGGCGCTACCAACAGGAAATTTTTCAGCAGACATTTGGGGTTGTTTCAGCGGCACTTCCAACTGCGATCATGAAGCTGCGGGAGATTGTCGAGGAGGACCATCCAGACGTTCCGGCATCGGTAAAAGTACAGGCAATCAAGATCCTGATTGACGCTTCTCAGAAGCAGTACGAAACCAGGACTATTGAGCGCCGCATTGAACAACTAGAGAGTTATGCAAGGGCGACTGTCGTCGAGGTTGAACCAGCTGGAACGATTCCACCAGGAACGTCAGGAAGCTGAGGAGCTACGAAAAAAGTTCACGACAGCAGAGGGCTTTGTCCCTCAGTTCCCTACTGCGGATCAATGGGACAAGTTTGCGCCTTTGACTTGGATCAAGACTGGAGGCACGGTCAAGCCCTTCAAACCGTTCGAGGTACAGAAGGAGCTGGTCCAGTCAATCTGCAAGAACCAGTACACGATCATCCTAAAAAGCAGGCAGGTAGGGGCATCTGAGACGGTCTGCTCTTACTTGCTGTGCAGGGCACTGACTGAACCGGGCTTCTCTGCAGTGGTATTCAGCAAAACGGCTACTGACTCCGGGTCATTGGGTAAAAGGATCAGAGCACAAGCGGCAAGCATCTCGAATACAGAGTTGGAGTTCACGACCGAATCCAACAGCGAGCTTGCGTTCCGGGGGCTAGGGACGTTGTATTTCCTACCTGCTACGCCCCGTTCAGCTCGCGGAATCCCCAGCGTCAGCTGCGTGGTACTAGACGAGGCGGCGTTCCTCGAAGGTGTGGAGCAGATATTTACCGCCGTTCAGCCCACGATGGCGACCTTGGGCAACGACCCGGTCAAAGGCGGCAAGTTGATCATGATGAGCACGCCCAACGGCCTGGGCAATATGTTCTCGAATCTGTGGCACTCAGTCGGAGAGGATTGGAACCGATTCAAAATCCACTACAGCCAGATCCCCATCTACAGCAAAGATCCGAAGTGGGCGGAAAAAACAAAAGCAAAATCAAAGCTCTCAGATAGATCCTGGAAACAGGAATATGAGCTTGACTTTGTTGCTTCCGAAGCCCAGATCTATGACCCCGAACTGATTGCCCTGGCCTGCAACGGCGAGTGTATTGAGACAGGCTTTGTGGGCAGGGAATACATCATGGCGATCGACCCAGCAGCAGGCGGCAATGACTTCTGGTGTTCACTTGTAGTTGACGTAACTAAGGCCCCTTACCGCGTTGTGAATGTCTTCAGGGAGCGTCACAAGTCGAGCGACCATTGCATCCGTCAAATTATTGAGCAAGCCGAGAACTTCTATCCATCCAAGGTGATTATCGAGAAGAACGGTGTAGGCGCGATTGTCTCAGAGGTTTTGTCTCAGAAGCTGGCTAAGTACATGGTGGAGCCATACAACACCAACCGTCCTAACAAGATCACCAATACCGATCGAATCGCATACCTGTTAGAGCGAGAGGAGTTGATGCTGCCTTACGAGCCCTTCCATCAGGAGCTATTGATGTTCCAGCAAAAGGAAAGCGGTGTAAGGGAAGCGGGCGAAGGAGCGCACGATGACTCAGTAATGGCACTGGCACTTGCGATGCAAGCGTGCGCTACAACTCCTACAGCTGATTGGTTAGATCTTGTCTAGCGAAACGTGGGAAGCAGCTTTAACGGATAAGTCCAGATATGAACGGATGCTCATATCAATGAAGGACACTGTTGCTGAGTATTCCGATGAAGAAAATGGAATGCTGTTGATGCAGTATCACTTGGCAGAAGCATTAAGAGATCTTCACGACTATCACTCTAAAAAGGAAAGAGATCTGCGCTTATTCATCGCTAATCTAGAGTTAATGAGTTAGTCGTAAACATTGGCGGAAACTTCTGAAACTCCTGATAACGAATTTGACGTTGACCGCCTCGATGGTGTTCTATCCAACGCGATCACAGGACTAGGCACCAAGCGCGACAAATCCACCTATTACAACATTCAAACTCAGGCTCATTTGTCTGAGGAAGAACTGGAGGCTCTGTACTACGACCCGTTGTGTCGGCGGGTGGTGGACATCTTTGCAGAGGCTGCAATTACAAAGCCCCCAACGATCAAGTTCGCTGAGGAACCCGAGGGCCATGACGAGATTGTCCGTCGATTCGAGAAGTTCCTAATCGACTGCGACTTTTACTTCTACGTCTCTGAGGCATTGAAGCTGCAGAGGATCTATGGAGGTGCGGCGCTGTTTCTGGTTTGTGACGACGGGCGCGACGTGAAGGAGCCCCTGGACCCGACTCGCATAAGGGAGATCACTGATCTAGTGCCGTTGTCTAAACGGGAGATCAAACCGCATGACTACAACTACCTGAACTATCGGAACGGCGGTGAGCTGTACCGGATCAGTACCAGCAAGAGCGTCAACCAGCAAAACGACCTTCAGTTCATGCTGGTCCACCACAGCCGGGTACTGCGCTTCGACGGGCTGTATCTGCCCTGGCGTCAGCGGATCAGTAATGACGGTTGGGGTCTGAGTTTCCTGCAGCCGTTCTTCGAGCCTTTCAAGCGGTATCGAGGTGCCTGCGACGGGCTATCCACGATGCTCAATGAGTTTGACCTCTATACCCATTCTCTGCCGGGGCTCGCAAACAAGATCGCAGCAGGAAAGGAGAGTGCAATCAAGAATCGGATGGAGGCCAATGCCCTGGCCCGTTCGATCTATGGGGGACTTGTTCTTGATTCTGAGGAAAAGGTCGAGTTCCTGAGCAGGAGCCTGGGAGGGGCACAGGACATTTTCGATCGTCTACT